TCCCACAGTTCTTCGATGTTCTCCATGTCTTATTTAGGTAAGTCGAATAGTATATTATCTATATAATCCATCGCCCAATCTCTATCAAACCATGAAGATAATGCAGCAATAGTCTTCTTATTCTTCCTCTGTTGTGTAGAGTAATGTATTTGATCAGCACGTCTCTGTGCTGCTAACAGTGGTGAAGGGAAACGACCCTGACTTACTGCTCTCTTATATACTATAAGGTATTGCAGTACAACTTCTGCAAATTTAACTGTCTCTTCTGCTGTCCTGATACGTTGAAACTTTATCTGTGGTGAGAATATATCACCCCATTCAGGTAACTCACGTGGTTCATTAAAGGTAAACTTGTCTGCTATCTTCTGCACCTCATCATGCACATGCTTTGACCCTGTAACAGGTGAGATGTCCACAATAGCAGCAGTGATAACAGTCTTAGTAGCAACTATGTCTGCACCGAAGATAGGTATATTATATTTTGGCTCTGGAAAGAAGACGCAATGTAATACATCAAGTCCCCTCACCTCTGATGTCTCCAGGTGTATCTTACGGAGACCATCAGCAGTAAACATTTCATTCTTAATCCACAGTCCCTCTCTTTCTATCCAAGGACATGAACACTCCATTGGTTTAATACCGTCCAGTGACTCATAGCACTGTCGTATTAACCTAGCAATTTCTTCAACCATTATCCTTGCCAGATCATGTCTGGCATCTGCGCTGGCTGTTGTCTACCTATAGTTAACATCAATATAAAATAGCATACAAACCATATTACATTAAAAATCCATGCTTGTCTATAGAGGTATTTACGTACTGCCATAGCACGGTTAACCATCTTACGATCAGCATCCCATTCAGTGTTGCTAATTCTCCTTATAATCTGCTCTACAATTACTGCAACAATAGTACCTATCACTAAGGGATAGAATACAAAGTTAGCAAAGGACATTAAGGAAATTAAAAAAGTCATCGTCGTGGTATGTATCGTTGGGCTTTATCTATGAGAGGCATTACATCACTCTCTACTTTCTCTATTATATCATCTATTACATTCACATCCAAGTCCATAAATGGAGGGATGATACCCAAAATTCTTAGTAGTCCATCTACGAATAGTGCTAGGCATATAAAACCTAGTATCATACTTATCACTGTTGCATCTCTATTGTGCTTACGCATTGACGCTTCATCTATCGCTCTCGCCTCTGCTACGGCAGCAGCAATCAAGTCGTCTACTTCACTTTTTGTATATGTATATCTTTTGATTTGTTCTTCAGTCATTTGTTATGTGTGATACTCGTCCAGAACCTCCAATACATTGATTAGGGCTCTCTTGGCAGCATTACGTTGCTCCCAGTTCCATTCAGGATACCATTGCTTATTATGTATCCCAGTGATAATCCTATTGACGCTGGCTGTCATAGCAACCTTGTTTACCCGACCGTTCATTGGTTATTATACCACAGTATACTAATTATACCACCAGATAATAAAAAAGGCACCCGAAGGTGCCTTTGATCTTGGTATGGTAACCTTGATTTACATCAGGTTAGTAACCTTAACACGCCTGTAATAACGGTTAGCATTAGCGGTCAATGCGCCAACACCCTGTGTAAGACCTTCAGCAAATGGGTTTGCAACCATTCCGTAACGAGTCTTAAATCCAATTTTTGGTTGGAAGGTGTCTTGACCTACGGCACGGACCATTTGGAGAGGCACGTAAGGACAATAGAATAGACCTGCATCATAGGCAGAAGATCCTTTGTATCCAGAAACATAGAAGTGATTGTCACTTACGTTTGCAGAGTAAGGGTCAACATAGACCTTAATACGTCCGTTGAGGGTTCCAACTAGAGTAGAAGAGTTGTCATCTACGTTTCCTAGTGGGTTAACTGCACCAGCAAGACCTGAAGAGTAGTCAAGTACGCCAGCCATAGACAGAGCAGATGCTACATCAGCAGAGCAGATGAGAATGTTGCCCTTTCCACGACGAGTTTCATGCCCGATGGCATTCATGTCTCTTTCGATCTGGAATAGGAGTCCCTTAAATTTTTCAACTGACCACCTACCATTACTATCAACGTCAAGGTCGAAAGTACCAGCAGTAGCTGTGTTGTTTTGTGCGCCTGGGCGAGCGATTTTGTAAACAGTCCTTACAACTTCACGGTTGATCTCAGCGAGAACTTCCGTTGAAAGAATGTTTGCCAACTCAGACTCGGCATCTAGTCCGTGGACTGCCTTCAAGTCTTGAGCAAGCTCTAAACTGTACTCAGCTTTCAAAGCACGTGACTTAGCAGTAACCGTTACCTTTTCAATCGAGAATCCCATCTCGTTGAAGTGGTTGTTAGCTGCGTCGCCTAATGCTTCAGACTGAGCAGTAGTCATACCCTGACCACCGATAGTGTAGTTACCTGCGCCATCAGCAAGCAGTCCTGGGTTAGATCCAGTCTGGTCGTTGGAAGCAAGTCCGTCTGCACTGTTCTCAGATGAATGCTCGGTATCAACTTCGTTGAAGAATGTTTCAACTGCACTGTTGTTGATATCTCTGTTTGTACCCTTCGTAGAGCGCATTGCGAAGATAAGTCCAGTAGGACCTGTCATCGGTTGTACTCCGCAGATGTCATAAGCAATCAGCTTAGGCATACTACGACGGATAAGTGAAATTAGAACTGGGTCGAAACCAGCAACAGGACCTGTAGCGGTACTACCACCAGAGTAACCTGTGCCACCCAAACTATTAGTAGGGGCTGCCTCAGTTACGAGACCACGCTCTTCTTTCAGAAACTTTTCTTGGTTTTCCAGGAGGACGGAGGTAACCGCTTTTCTATAATTATCCTTAATAGGATCGAGCTCTTGATGCTCAAGAATAGGGTTCCACTTTTCCTGGAGTGATTCTGCGTTAAACATTTTGTTAACTAACTCCGAATTTTAGGATTGAATGTGGATTATTTGCCAGACCATCTGCTGATTGCTTCAGCATATGCTCCCATAGCACTTGTTGGTTCTGGACGGTTCTCTACTTCAACATCCTCAGAGACCGTAGTCTTCTCAGGCTTCGTAGAGAAATAGGATTCACGTAGTGTAGAAACCTTCGCTTTGAAAGCTTCTTCATTTACAAACTCAACAGCTTCTGCGAGAGAAACAAGTTTCTCCTTCTGAGAGAGACTTAAGCCCTCTGCAATTTCTGTCACAATCCCATTCTTAATATAGCCACCGACTTGCTTAGACAAACCGACGTTTTCTTCAATTGATTCGTTGAGTTTCGATTCCATACTATTGAGTTGTCCTTGTAGGTCATCTACTAGGTCAACTTTCTCGTCGGGAATATCAATGTAATTCTCGACAAAAACTTGCTTAAGACCAGTTAGAACTTGCTCGCCCATCTCTGCCTTAATACCTGCTTCAACAGCGAGCTCGTTCTTGCTCATCCATTGTCCTACGGCATAGGAAAGATAGTCGTCAACTTTCTTAGAAAGTTCTTCTTTAACTGTCTCAATTTCTTCTGCTAGCACAGCAGCATAATCTGTATGCATGCGGTCTAGTTCTTCGTTGAGTTTAGAAACTACAGCAGCTTCAAAGATGGTCTTTGCCTTCTCTTTGAATTCTTCGCTGAGCTCTTCTCCTTCGGTTAGAGCAGCCACGTCGGCACTGAGGTCAACCTCAATAATTTCACGTGCTGGTTCTTCAGCAATCACGTCGCCCTCTGGCTCGTGTCCTGCTTTTACGTCGCCTTTGTCACTAAATGTCTGAGTAGATGCTGATGCATCACTAGGCTTAGTGGTTGGTGCTACAGCGTTACCGCCAGCGATAGTTTTATACTTGTTACTATCGTCGTCTGGTTTGCTGTTAAACGGTGTTGGACCTCCGAGATCTTGTACTCCGGCTAAACTACTACCGTCGGGTCCCAATTTTTGTTGTGGATCACCGGCTTTGGCATTAGCGGTTACACTCGATTCATCCAGAGTTTTAATCTCTTCTGACATTGCTGTTGTCTCCTTCGTACAATAAGCTGATTGCTAGTATTATTTAGTAGTTCAAAAATTTACAAACCCTGAATATACTGGTTAAATGCGGAAAGTTTTACCTGTTCCATCTGATTTAG